TGCATTAGGTTTAATTGCATCTGTTAGAGCTCCATATTTGAGTTCACCTTGTGTAATGGTAGCATTTAAAAATGCTTGTCTTCTCTCAAAGTCTGTTAATTCTTCGGAAGTTTTACCTATGGATGCGCCATATTCTTTTGTAGCCGTATCAAGTCTTACAAGAATACCTAATTCGTCTAAAATTTCTGGTTCGAGTTTTGCTACACCTCGGAATAATCTATCAAGAGAATCTCCTAAGTTTCTACCAAGAGCAATTGAAGCATTTCTTGCTACTTCTCCTAATCTTTGTATTTGTTCTGGGTTAAATCCTGAAGTAATAGCAATTGAAGATGCTCGTAAAGATTCTTCTAAGGAAATAGCATTATCTGTAACATTACGTAAGCTTTCTGCAACTTGTAAGCCAGTAGTACCTGCAGCATTACTTAAAAAGCTAAAACCTTGAATAAGAGTATCTACTTGAGCAGCACTTCTTAATGCATTAAACGCTGCTGTTGCCGCAAATATATTTGCTGCGAGTGCTGCATATGCTCCAACAAGTCCGCTTCTGTCATTTCCAATAGAGCTTGCTAATTTTGAGAAATTTTTTGTACCATTTGCTGTTTGAACAAGTCCTTGTTCTTGACGACCATAAGTTACTTTTTGTTGTTTGTCTAATTTTTTATGGGATTGAGTTGTTTTATCAACAGATTTGCTCAGCTTTTCCTGCTGTTTCTGTACTATCTCAAATCCCTCAGAAGTTGCTATAACTTCAAATATTACCTTATTAGCCACGTTTTCTCTTTATTTTATCGTACTCAGCTTTTAATTTTTTCTGAGCTATGTCGATTGCTCTACTGTCTAACCACAGTATTGTTTCAAATACAAATTCTTTTTGATGTTTTTCTACTCCGTAATTTTTTAATAAAAATTCAAAATTAGTATAATCTTTTCCTATATAACCAATCTCTGGATAAATTCTATCCCCCATACTATTAAAAATATTCATACAATCTAATATTACAGGAGGAAAATCTTCCCAATCTGGAGGACATTTTTCCCAATCAGGCTCTTCGCCCATCTGATCCATCATTTCCAAGTATTGATCCTTGGACATGCCTACATCTTTATTGTCCAGAAACAGGTTCAGTTTTTTGTACAGTTTTTCCTTGTTCTCTGCTACGAAAGTTTTCTAAATCAAAGACTACCTCGTTGAGCCAATTATCAAATTCTGCTGAATTTTCTACTAATTGTTGTGCGTTTTCATCAGAGTAACTCATTTCTGCTTCTCTATCCTGCCCTTTTAAATCAACAAGTAATAGATCTTCTAAATAACCTAATTTTAATCCTTTCCAATTTTTAACTGTTGCTTTTGTAAATTCTACAACAAATTTTTCATCATTCAATTCGTCTTCAAATTGACGAGTTTTACGATTAAATTTATTAACTGTACATCTTTTTCTAAGATTTACAAGCTCTTTTCTTGATAAGTTTGCTAATTCTACTTCAAACCCTTCAAGGCCTGGGAATTCTACCCATGTGGTCTTACTGTCGACCAGTAATGATTTTAAATCCATTTATTTCTCCTAATATGAAATTAAAGTTGATAAGTCTGCAGGATTTGTTAATAATCTAAAATCAAATGCCTGCGTAAATGCCTCTGCAACACTTGTTCTCTTTGTAAACATGCAATTTGTTAAATTTGCATCAAAGAAATTACTACCATCAACAAGAGTTTTAATTCTTACTCTTGTATCAGTATTAAAAGTCTGCAATGTGCTTGAATTATTGCTAGTAAGATACTGAACAATATTTCCAGATACTACTCTTCTTTGGAGAGTATATCCAGATGGATACATTGCATTTGAAGCACTTGTAACTGAAAGACTGTTTTGCAATGTTGTATAAGGTGTCCAAGATATTTCATTTTGTATACTTAGTGTTGCAGATACTAAGTTTGATACATCTGAACCACTTACCTCAACATCAATCAGTGATAAGGTGGGAGTTCTTGTGGAACTTGCCGATTGCAAAGTTCCTGGAAGTGAATAATTTTCATCTCCTGCTCTTTCTAGCTTTTGTGCTTGCCCACTTACTGTTAAAATTAATGATGAACCTTTATTTAAATTAAATTGTCCATCAGTTATAATACATTCAGTTAATTTAAAAGTGCTTTCGCCAGTTACGATATAAAGATCAAAACTTTTTATATTTGATCCAGTACTATCATAATCGACTAAAAGATCTAGCACGATAGATTCATCTTTTTCTTCTGTAAGATGAACTGCAAAACTAAAGTCCGCAGGATTGGCTTTTGTAATACTTGTCCCTTGAAACATCTTTGTTTGATCATGCAAAGTCTTTACTTGGTATGCATCTTCCGCAAATGTTTGTGAGAACGATACGTCGGGAGTCGTTTTTAAATTGTAGCGACTCCCTCCATATACTAGGTGTACACTACTTTCTCTAAGAAAGTTGTACGCTGTCATTATTAGACAGTATAATCTGTTGCGTATTGAGAATCAGAATGTGAAGTTGATCCTTTATACTTGACAGTCATTTCATCTCCTGTTAATAGATCTGTTCCATGACCAGAAAATTCTACTGATGTTGAAATAAGATCTGCAACTTCGATGGTTGGTACTTGTAAGTGAGCTTTAGGAATATCAAACTCTACAACTGGTGTATCACTTGATCCTCCACCCATAAATAAACTCATGTTAAATGAGTTAGTAACCAAATCAGTAGCAGCTGCTAAGTCAGTTAATAACTGGTTAGAACCGTTTGATTTAGTATCTAAGTACATTGTTAAAGAACCAGAAACTTGTCTAGCTCCTGTGAAAGATCCAATTGGTTTGTCAACAACACCAAGAGTTTCTGGTGTTACATAAGTAACATTATTAGCAATAGTTATAGAACCGCCAGTAATATTAATATCATATGTTCTTGTATCTAAACCTCCAGAACTTGCTCCGCCACCCTGTGAAGAATCCACAGCAAGTGTTAGAGTAGACAATTTATTTCTTAAATAGTCTGCATCGTCTGGACCTGTTGAATCAGCATAGTTGTAACCTTCTACATAAGTTGCAGTAGTTACAGAAGTATCTGTTCCAGCTGGTTTAGCGTGAAGAGTTTTAGATGGATCTTCAATTGCTGTTGTAACTTGGTCAATAGTTGTTGCATTTCCTGACCATGTTATTTGAGCAATACCATCGATTGAGAAGTCAATCTCTGCCTGATTAACTTGACATTCGTTTAATCTATATGTTGTGTTTTCAAGAGCAAAGAATATTGAGAGTTTTAATAACTCATGATGTTCTGATCTCTCGAAAGTTACGTCTGCATCTGATGAATCAACAGTAATTGCAGAAGCTTCAGTACTTGTTAAAGCACCTCCTGTGATATCTTTACCAGCGATAGCAGCCCACAAAATATTTTCACACATATCATGAGTACCGCTTGATCTCCAACTGTTTGAGCCATGTTTGTAAGGTCTTACATAAGTACCAAATGACCATTCTGCTGGTGGTAAAGCATCATTGAATCTTTTTGAACCACGGTTTGGAGCTGCACCAGCCTCGTTAATAGTAACGTCTGTTGCCTCACTTCCTTGTGAGAAGCTATAACCGTCTAATACCCCGATTCTAAAAGTATTTGCGTCTGTTCCGTTTCCTTTGAATAACCCAGTTGCAGTTCTGCTTCCTTCTGTTGTAGTGGTACTTGTAACACCATTTACAACTGCGGCAAAACTTGTTCCTGATCCTGAAGTAGCGGATTGAGTAACTGTATCATTATCAGCATACCCAGTTCCACGGAAATTATTTGGAATGTAAACTTCGGTAACACCGCCAGCAGAGACAGCAGCAACTATACATTTTGCTCCTGTTCCAGAACCTGATGTTGTTCCCAAAGTAATTACATCGCCAACTGCGTGTCCTGATCCTGCAGTAAATCCATCCAAAGTTACGATAGACCCTCCAGAAGCATGCACCCCATTCACAGAGCTGACAAATACCTTGGTATTTCTCGATAAATTTAAAGCCATTTTGCTTTCTCCGTTTTACTTTGGAAAGGGTGCGGCTACATATTTATGTGCCTTACCTGTTTCCTAATATCGTACTCGAACTGTCATTTCTCCAATACCAAGAGGAGAAATTACTCCTTCATCGGTACTAATACTTCCTATGGTTAAAGAAGTAGTAGTTTTATTCGGTGTGACAGTATCATCATACACTAAATTATCATTATTATCTATAATTCTTTCGATATCTTCTAGTAATAATGCTAAAGTTTCTTGAGCATCATTTTCATCATTAATATATGCTCTAATTGTTAAATCTAAAAGTCTCCATTTGAATTCACCAGGTTGATACTCTCTGAATTCATCCCCTGCTACTACGCAGATTTTGGGATATTGTTCTATTTCGTCTAAAAATTTTAAATGTCCATCTACATTACTAAAAACATTTGAATTATAAGGATGATTTCCATTAATTCCTTTTAATTTATTTACCAAAGCATCAACTACTTTTTTTCTTGCTGTTCTATATGTTGATGCCATTATATTCTCCTAAGCGTAAATTTAGCCTCTGCTTTTTGAATTGCTAATTCTCTTATACTTTTTTCTATAAGAGGTCTTGGGTCATAATTAGAAGAATATCCTCCATTTTCAAATACTCTATAAATAGGATTATAAGTGTAATCTAAATGTATTTGATTTCCTAAAGCAGTTGAATTAACAACTTGCACTGATTCTGCAAATCTACCTGATTGATTTATTAATCTAGGTCTACCCATATTGCTTTTTACTTTTCCAGTTAGTCTGGAATTTACAAAAGCTCTTACTTCAAATGCTTTTTGTGTTAAATTATTTTGTCCGCTTTCAACTCCTTGTTGTGTTTTCTTTGGTTTGGGTGGAAGTATTTTATTACCACCTTTTACCTTATATGAAGTTCTTTTTCCGTCATATTTTAGTGCAGAAGAAGTTTTATTGTTTCTTTTTTTAGGTTTATATGTTATAGAAGTTAAATTTTTTGCTAATCCTTTTGCATAAGCTTTTCGCATAGTAGGATTATTAACTAATATTGCTAATGCATTTTCTTCTAAAGTTCTTGACCCTTTTCTTTTTGCAAAAGCAGAAGCACTTTCTCCTTCTAATCTTTCACTTGCTTGTTTTACTAGCATTTCATTTAAAAGATTTATAATTGAGTTTTGATCTTTTGGATTTGTTAATGCTGCTCCAAATTGCGCTTCTTCTTGTCTTAAAACCTGATTTTTAAACCAACTTTCTGCATCATATTTTATTTGCATTGTGCCTTTTAAAGCACCATCTTTACCTATATAAATATCAATATTATCAGTTATTTCTATATTAAGATTTAAATTAGATAAAGAAGTTTTTACTGTTTGAACAATTAATTTTTTTCCTTTATCTTCTAAATGATCAAATGCTCCTGAATCTGCAGCAGATCTTACTGCCATAGAAGTAAAAACGCTTAATCTAGCTTCTGCTACTGATACATGGTGTCCTATATTAAAAACTTCTGTACCTTTTTGACTTTTTGAAGCTCTAGTTAATACATCGTCATATTTTCCTGTTGATGTTAAAGCTTGTCGAGTCTGTTTTTGTCGAGTACTAAAAAAGTTAAAAACATTTGACTCTGTTGTACCTGGTTTAAAAATAGCAGTAACTAATAAATGAGTTGGTTGATCTATATCAAATCTAACTTCTAATGCTGTAGACTTTTTTTGTACTTCTTTTTTAAATTGTTGTATCCATGCTTTTGCAAATTCTACAAGTTTTTTATCATCTCCTTGTTGTACAAATTCACTATATAAAGCTCCTCCATATTTTCCTGTTTCAGGAGCCCTTTGTTGAACTAGTCGTAATTCTTTAACCATTTGATCTAATTCTAGTTCAAAAGAAGCAGGAATTTTATCAAATAACCTTCTTAGTGGATCGTCTCCTGAGTCTCCTCCTTTAGGTCTACGAATTGCATTTATTATATCATCTAATTCTTGTTTTAAATTAGCAATAGCCATTACTTGTGTACTTTATAAAAATCAAGTATTCGTTTAATATGGTCTGGGAATCCAATATTCTCTCTCAGACTTGTGGAAACTTGATTCTGTATCGAAGCACCTGCGATAGTTAGTCTGTCTTTTCTTTCGTCTTTTAAATAGTATTTTACTAAATCAAAACATGCTAGTTTTAAATCTTCTGGAGTAG